CTTGCAGAAGCTCACTTTTGAAAGAAGTACACATTGCTTGCGTAATCGCCATTATAGTCTCCTAATAATTTCCGCAAGGTCTTTATTCCCTTGCGCCTCTAATTGATTACTTATTGTACACATGTGGTTTTTAATTGCCTCTTGCATATAATAAGCAATGATAAAATGACACTTATTTTTAAAAGCATGTGCCTGTGCTTTAATTGGACCAGGTGCAGTATCTGCAACTGAAACTAATTTATTGGTCGCCATTTCAGCAACTTCTTCAACTGTATGGCCTCTATTGTCTGTCGTCTTTACGCCTAAATCACCTATTGACATAGTAAACGAATCTGTTTCCATTTCAATATTTCTTACTTTTTTTAGACTTTTTAGAAGATTTCTTTTTCATGTCGTAATCTCCACGAGAAGTTTTAGTTTCTCCTCTCATGTATCTTTTTCTCTCTGTTGCACCTGGCATTGTTTTTTCTCCTTAATATTGGTTGGGTTCTACGGGCATAAGACCGTTTGTTGTTTTAACTTTTATAGGGTCTTGCCTGCCGGAAACGCCAACGGGTTTTTCATTTTTTATTTCAACTTTAGAAAATTGTGTTGTTTTTAAATCGCCATTCTTAGAATATACGACAGGCGGATCTTCGAGCCTATGATATCCGTATAGCTTTTCATTTTCTGAAACATTTGTATCAAGCAAAGATGAAGAAGCTGCCACAGCGACATCAATGCCTTTGCTCATGCATTTTGATAACCAAAATTCACAACAGCCTCTTCCCATCTCACCAAAGTGAATGTTAGTGCTGTAACTAAAATCGGCGCCGTACATGTTAATTTTTCCCACTTCATTTAAAGCGGCAAAAGCAATAGCGTAGGCAATCGTGTTATTAAGGTATCCGCAGCCCATTTTCTCAACCACTTCGTCCAAAGGGAACAATTCAATGGCTGGAACTCGATTGTCTTTTTCGCAAGAATAAACAGGAATTTCTATTCTTGGTAAAAGCCTTCTCATTACCTGGGTTTGTGGTCCCGCATCAAATGTATCAAAGAAACGTGAAGCCGGGTCCATCATAAACACACGATCACACTTAATAACCGCACACATGGAATTAATTGCCCAGACCTCATCGTATTCTTTGCTGTGACTAATAGATAAATGGTAATCCAGCTGACTCTTACCCATCGCAACAATAGCAATATTTTTTCCTTTTAATTCTTTAATCATCGCACTGCTCTGGTTTTGTCGTATCTCATTTCTTCTTTGGTGTTTTTACCTTCTGCCCAAATTTTAAATTGCATCATTTCTTTGTCATAATTTTGTTTATAAGTGCCAATTTCTGTTTGCTCTAGCTTCATAAACAAGGCCGCTTGTAACAAAGAGCCTGCCAATAACACATTGGGCGCATTGGTTGATAAATAAGTAGTGCCGTCTGAAGCGCCGGCAGTTAAAGAAGCAGGTCGATAAAAATAATGTAATTCAAAAGTGTAATTGGCGTCGGGAGTTGGGGCTAAAATAAATGAATCATTGTCAAACTCTCCATAATATACAGGAGCACCAGTGGTTGAAGCATTGGGTGTATAGTCTCTAATAAAAGACGGGTGTTTTAATAACAAATAAGTGTAAACACTGGAGTTAATTACCGCTAGGCTAAACGGTGCTAAAAAATCGCTGGGCATTGATAAATAAGCGTTTCCGGAAGCTGCTGTTCCTGTCACGTTTTTTCTAAAATAGTTAAGTTCAACATTTTTTAAAATGTCTTCTTCAGTCACTTTTATAAAATTATCCAAGTTATTGGTAAATGTCGTTTCGTCATTTTCCATGTAATCCTGGACAGCTGTCTTTAATGTCGCATAAGTAAAAGCCATTATGAGCCTCCTGCTGTTATAGTACCAATTTCTCCGGTTGCTTCAAGACCCTCAAATTCACTACCAATAGGATCATCGGTAGTGGTCATGCCCCCGGTGCCTAAATAAACCCCCTTAGAATCAAACTCTGAAATCTTGTTGGTAGTAACTACCCCCAAACCTGCCGTTTGAGTAACAGTATCCGGTCTTGGGTCATAAAGAGCTTGTGGATCAGCAACATGAGGTAGTGGATCAAGCAGTGCACTTTTGGGTTCAAAACATTCCGGGCATGTTTTTAAATTATTCCATTCCTTGTGTAATTCACCTAAAGGATATTTAAAACCGCATCGGTCACAAATTCCGTATGCATATTTGCCGGCAGCATAAGTCATCCCTAGTAACCATAGGAGCGCATGTTTGGTTTTACCATCAATGATGCGCGACTTTCATCTTGAGCCAACGCTCTAGCAAACTCATCTTCGTACATCATTTTTAATGACTCCATTCTTTCTGGCGCTCTTTTTTGAGAAAGATAATAAGCAAGCCCAGCAACCAAACAAGGATAAAATCGAAAAGGAACCTGGACATCATTAACAGAAGTATCAGCGTCTTCTATCCTTAAAATCTGGTTCATTTTAATAATATCGGTGCTGTTCTCTGGCGCTGGCCAAACATATATTTTAGGCGTTTCCTGTTTGTCTAAAAAGTATTGAGTAGGCCTAGCTTTATTGGCTTTGCTCGGAATGTTCCAATACTCAGAACGCCCTATCTGACTCATTTGATAATCCGTAACCACACTGTTTTTAGTGCGTCTAAGAACCACATCCAAAACATCCACTACATAAGCATTTAAACTATAAGACTCGGTGCCTTCAGTTAATGTTTGACTAACATTGCTAATAGTCCATTGGTTTAGGCCTCTGTTTGCCCAATCTGCAAAAAGAATATTTAACGAACGGCGGGCTGTTCTTGCGTCATAAGCAGTACGCATTTCCAGCCCACATCGTTCGTAAGCTTCTTCGATCCATTCAGCAACATTAGGCTGAAAGTCTCTTGATCCAGAAGTAGCCATTCTTATTAGTAGTTCTTAATGAACTCACACCAAACGGTGTATTCGTTCCCGGCATCAGATGTTGAGGGAATAACTAAAAGAACATCACCCGAATAACCAGTTGCTGCTGTGTTTGTTAGACCTCCAAAATCACTAAAATCAAACGAATTGTCGTAAGACAATGTTAGAAAAGTAACGTCAGTGTCTGCATCCCAATCAAGAGAGGCCGGAGCATCTGGAGCACCGCTGCATGTGTACCATATCTTATTTAAAGTAACGGTTGAGCAAGCGGTTCCGTCTGGGCTTTTGTTTAGTCCTGAAACATCAGCTAAAGTTGTGCTGCTCGCACTACCGTCTGAATAAACAGAACAATAAACAATGAGCTTTTTTTGTCCATCAAATTGCTTAGTGGGACCTGTGACTGTATTAGCCATAATCTACCCCCTATTAAGCGTCAGCAAATGGTGTTACTAAAGTTCCTGAACCAAGTAGCTGTGCCGCAACATGGTATTTAGCGCTGGCTATTGCAGTAATAACTACAATGCTTCCTGCTAAACCGCCCTTAGTTGTGCCGTTTTGTGTAAAGGTATCGTTAGATGCGCCAGAGATAAAAGTTTTACCTGCTGCGCTGTCATCAATACCGGTATAAGCACCACCGACGAATTTGTCTGTGCCATCGGTTGTGATGTCCATGTCTGTTGCTGCCGTGACAACAACAAAAGTAAATTGAGCACCTAAATTACATAATTGTCCTGGGTCAGTTTTGTCAGCAGGTTCTGTTACAACAATGCTGGGAAGTGTAAACACTCCGTCTGCATCATTACATAATAGCGTTCTGCCAGCATGAGCTGCCACTGTGATGGTTGTGTTTGCCGTTAAACTAACGGTTGCTTTGTATCCTGCATTAATAAAACCAGCGAGTGATCTTACAGGACCTGCAAAAGTTGATTGTGCCATAATTTTTTCCTCCGAAAAAATAAGTCCTACCGTCTTGGCATTGTCTGCTAGGTCAGTCTGTAGGACAAGTTTACCCTAGAAAAGTGTGCCGGGTTGAGTAAGAAACCCCCGGCGAGGTTCCATTTACTGGTTCTTAAGCGCCTTGCGAGCCATATATGCCACGAGGATTACTCCAACCAAAGCTGTAACGCTCTCTAGCCTTAAAGCGAACATTTCCGGTGTCAAAATCACCTTCCATGTTAGTGCTTATAGGCGTACGCACGAAGTGCTTCATTCCGTCTGGACAATCTGTTAACAAAAACCATGCATCTGTATCAGTTAGGAAATGGTTGACGGCATAGCCCTCAGGAATCATTCCCATATTTTTCATTGCATTGATATCGTTATCAGCTGTTCCAACACGACCTGGAGTTTCGAGCAAGCGGTCTGCTATGAATTGAAGTTGTGGTGGCACAATTAGCTTTGTGCCTTGAAGAGCTAGGGTTAGATTACGATCATCAACAAGAGTTGAGATTGTAATTAAACCGTCTTCAAGTGCAGTTTCGTTCAGATCAACTTGGGTACTAGGTGTGTTTGAATAAGTACCGCCACCCGCTAGGGTATGCGCACTGTTCACTAGAGACAGTCCGTCTCCACCTGTGTAACTAGAGCTAAATGCATTATTTAAAACATTAGCAGCCTTAACCTGCTTAGTGTGAGCCATAGATCGCGCAAGCGCTTTCGTATAACGTGCACCAAGTCGGTCGTAGAGATTATCCTCTACAGCTTCTTCTGTTAATGCAAATGCAAGTGCAATAGTTTCATGGGTATAGCGAGCAGTAAAGCCTTCATAGGCTGTATCAAACTCAACACCATCACCCTCACGTTTCACGGGAGCATTTCCGAATCCTGCGATAAGAACTTCTTCTTCAAAAGCTCTATCTGAATTTTCAGACTCGAAAATTTCCTCGTGTTCATTCTCATAACGAGAATACTCCATGCCGAAAAGGGCGTTTAAACCAGGTTCTAGTTCTTTAGTGAGCTGTGCTCTTGAAATAGCCATTAGTTATATCTCCCTTATGCTAGACCAACTTGAGCTTGTCTATACAGATGGTTCTGTATTAAACAAAGCACATTGGTGTTTGCACTTCCGACGTCGGAGTTCTGAGGGTCTGTAGATATACCGATTGCTTTCAGTGGCAACGTTGCTGTAGTAGCACCTGTTGTCACATCAAGCTCAACATTAGAACGACCACTTTGGGTTGATCCGACTGTGGATTGATCCACAATGTCGAAATTACCCCAAAGATCCGCTACTGGCATAGCAGCATCTGCTTGTACTTCATAAACGACATAAGGGTCGTCAATGATAAAGCCGACTGCATCAGTAGCTGCATTACCAGGCCAGTAATTGCTCCACGTTGGTTTACTTGTAGTAGGGTCCGTATAAAAGCAACCGTTGAACACACCAATAATGATATCGCTTGTAGCGCTACCACCATCAGCACGAGCGATACGAGTAACCGTACCCCCTGTTCCTTGAGTCACAATGTCACCCATGTAAATCTTCGTAGTATAAGCTGTCGCACTCGTCGTAATCCTATATCTAGATTGACCTCCGTTGAACGGTGAACCGCTAACATGCTTGGCGGGACGCAAACCAAATGCGGCGTCTTTATTTGCCATTATTAACTTCTCCGATCACGAGATTAAAATTAAGTAACTCTAAGACTTCGTCTTAGGATTACCACCAAAAGTAACCCTGGATTGTCGATTTTTTGTAATCGGCATTGCAGGATGTTCTTCACGCATGAGGTCATTATCCACTGCATTCATCTGATGAGTTGTTTTTTGTTCAAAATACCGATTTCGTTCTTCGGCAATTGATACATCGATTTTACAAAGCATTAATCCACCGATTCCAACCACACCTGCGTGTTTGCCGTGATCAATGGTGGGAACATCAAACTCTGGAATTTCATCCGGTTTAACTGGTACCCAGCCTTCGCGTAGTCGTTGCATAACATTCTTTCGATCTTCCTGACCTCTGATTTCAGTACGAACCCAACGGTATCGTATGCCATCAGGCGGTTCAGGCGTCTTCAAAAGAGAAGGCGGTTCCCAAGGGCGTCTAGCTTCTTGAGTCTCGCGTGTTTCTGAACTTCGAGAAGTTCTGTCAATTTCAACGTTTTCTTCGATTTCAACTTTATCATTCATGAGTTATCTAACCTCGCTTTATGAATTGCATAATCTTTAAAAGAAACTCCTAGACGTTTAGCTAATTGCTGTTCGCTAGGTGTCAACTCCACTTGATTACGATTTTTCCTGCGTCCATTTGAGTTACTGCGTGATGGTGAAGCGACGGTTTGGACGGGTTTCCCGTCAGCTTCCACGATGTTTTCAAAACGATTTGGCAATTCTTGCTTCATTCGTTTGTTAATTTCAGAGTAATAGTCATCTGACTCTGTGTCAAACCCTTCTTGTGCTAATTGTTCATGAACGGCAATAGCAACATTGGTCATGACTTGGTCTTTTCCAAACCAAGTGTTCTCATTAGCCCAACTTTGTGCTCGTTTTGAAGGCTGTTGATAAACCGGTTGTTTAGACGGTTGTTGTTGAGCCGCCATTCTTTGTTCTTGAATGTACATTTGTTGTTGAGCGTTGTACTGCTCCATCTCTTGATTGTATCTTTGAAGCTGTCCTTGATACTGATCATAAGCAACCTTATCGGCAGAGGCAGCAGCCATTATGGATTGAGCTTCAGCAATTTTATCAGCCTCGCCCTCTTCCATTGCTTTTTGTAGAGCAATCTTCGAGCCTTCTAATTGTGACTCAACTCTGGCACCAAACTCAGCGCCATAATTGTGTGACATTTGCGCCTGCTGATTTGACATTTGCGCTTGTTGATTTTTAAGACTATTGTTTTCTTCGGCAATTTGTTTTGCGTACTGAAGCGCTTGGAGTTCTCTGCGTTGATAATTTTTAGCCTGCTTAACGGCCTTATCGATTCGATTCTGCGCTAACTTGGTTCTTTTTTCAGCTTCGTTTTCTATGCTCTCAGCTTCTTTCTCAACATGCTTGCTGGTTTTGAAGTCCTCTGTAACCTTTTCTTCTCCAATTGGCGGAAGACCTTCTAAGTCTTTTCCTTCCAATTCAATAAATGTTGATTCTTCTGATACCTCTTCATTGGCTCTCTTACCTTCCGGTAAGGCCGCCTTTTCAATTTTCTCATCAGTAATTTCTGGTAATGCTTCTGCCATGATTTGCTCCGATTATAAACTCTGGATATCGTCTGGGTCTAAAATAGTGCCAATGACTTCATCATCATTAATGATTCTGACTTCCGCCCCGTCTTCCAATTTAAAACGAGCACCCGCATAACGACCAATTAAAACCCAATCTTTAGCTTGACACCAAGACTCGCCATTAAACTTTCCAGAATCCTTATAGGCCAATGGTCCGAGTTTTAACACATACGCAATTACCGTTGCTAAAGCTTCTCTGTCTACAAGCGTATCAGGCAAAACAATACCTCCGTCAGTGACGCCTTTTCCCTTATAGGGCAACACCAATAAACGCCAACCTGTAGGATTAGGCATTCTTTCTAATAGTGAGTTGTCGATAAGGGAGGGGTCAAGCACTCTTTCTTGAGGTTCGATGTAGGCATCTTGAATAGATACTTCACCGTTTGTTTTGCTTTCCTCTATTTTTTGCGCTTCTTTTTGAGCCTTGCGTTCGGCTTCTATATGTTGGGGGACTGCTAAGTCACTCATCAAAACTGTCTCCAGTTGTATTTTGCAACACTTCTTTTAAATCATCTTCAAAGGAGCGAAGTGCCGTCAACTCTCCAATGAGAAAACGATAGTCTTCCATCGTTTTTATTGAACCACTCGACAGATGTTCTGAAACTCGTTCTTGTCTATCTCGTAATTCTTTTAGAATATACTCTGCTAATCTTAAGCCGTCCACTGTTTTTTAAATATCGCCGGGCTGACCTATATAAATATTTTCTCGCATCGGGTCTTTTTTAAAATCGTAAGGATCTGTTGCCAGACCTAAAGGCTTGTCATCTAATCCCAAGCCTGACAAACGCTGTTCAATTAACGATTCAATATCAGACATACTTAATTGTTGCGAAGGTTGCTGTTGAAATTGACTTTCAAGTTGTGAAAGTCTTGATTTTAAGCCGCTCGGATCAAACATTTGTCTGCCTTCCAAATCGCCTATTCTTGATTGTAACCCGGTTGGATCAAACATTTGCCTGTTCTGTAAGGCGCTAATTTGACTTTGTAGTCCAGTTGGATCAAACATTTCTCTTCCTTCTAGTGCGCCCATTCTTTGCTGAAGACCTGTTGGATCAAACATTTCTCTGTTTTGTAAAGCGCTGATTTGACTTTGTAGCCCTGTTGGATCAAATGGTGTGAATGCCGGCATTTCTGACTTTAATGCGTATTGAGAAAAATCAGGCATGTCAGATTTACGCTGATATTGTTGCAAGAACGGATTTATTGCTTCACCTGTTCTTGGATCTCTCCAACCTAACCCCATTTGTTGTCTGTATGCGGCATCTTGTACAGTAACTCGACCGTCTTTGTTCAGGTCTCCGGCTTGTATTTGTTCAGGTGTTAGTTGTTCGCCAGATACTGTCATTTTTAGAATATCGTCAGCAGACGTTAAGCCCTCATAATCAGCCGCTGTTGGCATTCCTAGACCTGCTTCGCCTCTTAGTCCTTGCATTCCTTGGAGTCCTTGCATACCTTGGAGTCCCTGCATTCCTTGAAGTCCCTGTGCTCCGGTAGCACCCATAGCGCCTGTGGCTCCCGTTAGCCCTTGGAGTCCTTGTAATCCTTGAAGCCCTTGTAAACCTTGTGCGCCTGCGGCGCCGGTTAAACCCGTGGCTCCCATAGCACCTGTCGCTCCAGCAGCTCCGGTTAATCCTTGCATGCCTTGTAAACCTTGTGCGCCGGTAGCTCCAGTTAAACCTGTGGCTCCCATAGCACCTGTTAAGCCTTGCTCTCCTTGAATGCCTTGGAGTCCTTGAGCACCTGCGGCACCTGTTAAGCCTTGCATACCCTGTAAACCTTGTGCACCAGTTGCGCCTGCGGCACCTGTGGCACCTGTTAGTCCCTGCATGCCTTGTAAACCTTGTGCGCCGGTTGCACCAGCAGCTCCTGTTAGTCCTTGCATACCCTGTAATCCTTGTAACCCTTGTAATCCTTGTGCCCCAGTAGCGCCTATTGCGCCAGTAGCACCTGTCGCTCCCGTCGCTCCTTGTAAGCCTTGTGCTCCAGTAGCGCCTGTCGCTCCTGTTGCGCCTATGCTTGGCGTCGGTGGTGTTGGTGGAGGTTGTCCTACATTTGGATCAAAGCTGGTTTTAAAACCGCCAGGAGCAGCTCCTGCTACCCACCCAGATGGTGCTTTCCAACCGCCACTTGTCGCTGTCCAAGTTTCCCCTGTTGTAGGATTATGGTAGGGCACCATTGCCATCGTGTTCATGCTATCTGCTGGTGGAGGTATGAATCCGGCAGGCGCACCGCCAGTTGTTCCTCCTGGAGTTTGTGGTCCAACTGGACGATTAGGAGAGTCCCAGCTTGGCGTGGGTGATATTGGCATTGGCTGTGGTCCCTGCTGATAACCAGGATCTCCTGGTTGCAATCTATAATCTGGTGCAAATACAACTCTGTCACCTCTAGGGGTCGATTCAAAAACCATATTATCTGGTAGGTTCTTTGGATCGACTATATTTCCGTATGGATCTCTCGTTGGCATTAACTGTGGTGGTCTGGTACTTTGCGGTGGTGGTGTACCAACTGGTCTAGGTGGAATCATTATGTTTGGATCGAATCCGCCTCCGAATCCGCCTCTTCCGCCGCCGAATGCAGGCGTATAGCCCCCACCCATGCCGCCGAATTGGCCACCAAATCCGCCACCAAATGGGTTAAACCTTCCGCCCATACCTCCAAATCCACCGCCCATGCCGCCAAACTGGCCACCGAACGGATTAAAACTTCTGCCCATGCCGCCAAATTGACCGCCAAATGGGTTAAAACCTCCACCCATGCCGCCGTAGCCTCCGCCCATACCTCCGAACGGGTTAAAGCCTCCGCCCATGCCTCCGAATCTGCCACCCATGCCACCCATACCGCCGAAGCCGCCCATTCCTCCGCCAAACATTGGCATTCTAGGTGGGGGCGAGTAAAACGGCATTCCGCCTGAGAATAAATTGGGTCCAGAACCCAAGCCTAGCATTGAACTAAACGGGTTCTGAGGAGGTGGCCTCATAAAAGGGTTCCTTGGTGGAGGGGGTCGATAAAAAGGACCCGTATCCTGCGGGGGTCTGATACCTCCAGGTCTAAAGGTGTTGCTTGTTTCTCGTGGGGGTCTACTAATATACCTTGCCATATCAGAAGCAGGATTATAACCAGGAGGCATTCCGCCACCTGGTGTATTTCCTATCCTTTGATCATTCGCATGGATTCTATTAGCTATAGATTCATTTTCAGAAGCAGATTTGTTCGGGTCATAAGGTATCATTTGTTGTGTGCCTCCCCTCGTCGAGTTCAGTCTCTGAATATAATCTTTAAGTGAAAAATTACTAGAACGGGAATTCATATCTGGAATTAACGGCATCGGAGAACCTGGCTCATACGACGACATTATTAACCCCCCATCAGCGAGACAATCCCGCCGTTAGCTAGACCTTGTTTTTCGGGATCCATGTAATCAACTTCTCGACCGCCACTCAAGGCTCTTCCTTCTGAGATGAAATCATACATGGCCATTGCCACTTCGTCTTCGCTCATTTCATTAAAGTTCGGACCTGCCACCATCATTTTTTCTTCAGGTGTTAACTCCATAAACATTTTGAGCATGTCAAAACTGTCATCGACTGGCTCTGGTTCTTGTTGACCGCCAAAACGATCTTGCAAATAAGCAGATGTTTGAACAGGGTCGGGAATAAAATCAAAAATAGTGCCTTTAAGCATACCTTCAGGTTGATAATCTCTAAATCTTTTCTTTTCAGCCAGGTCACCCTCTGCAAACCCTCTGACTCCGGGCATTCTAAGGTAAGGACCATAACCTGATCCTAAAACGGGAGGCGCAGTGGGTCTTGTCGGCATACCACCCATGTTGTAATACATTGGTTTCTTTTTCTTCATGAGAATCGTCTAGAGCTGGACATTAAAACACGCCTTCAAACTTAGTGCCGCGAATGGCTGCCCCTCCGCCTCTGCACTTGCCGGCGCCGGAACCCGGTTTAGGGGGTCCGCCATTGGCTTCTTTTTTAGGTTGTGCCATAGGCACGGTGCCCTGGTCTTTAATTTTCATGGATTTACTTGCGGTACCTGGATTTTTTGGTACGGCGCCTCTGAACTTTCTTGGTCTTTGCATTGGTCTTCCTCTTTTTTTTAGACTTTCCCGCCTTGCTCAGTGCAATGGCAACTGATTGTTTCTTCTTGTAGCCCTCTTTTCTCAGTTTCCTTATGTTAGCAGAAACTGTTTTCTTAGCGCTACCCTTTTTTAGCGGCACTTTTTTTCTTTACTGCTTTTTTCTTTGGTGCTTTCTTTTTAGCCGTTGTCTTTTTAGCCGCTGCTTTTTTCTTTGGCGTTGCTTTTTTCTCATCTTCTCTCGATTTAATAAGCTGTTCTTTTCGTTTAGGATCGCCGCGCCAGTCTCTCTCAGCCTGATGTGCTGCTAATCGTTTTTCTTCTGCGGCTCGTTCTTCAAGTTTTTGTGCCTTATGAGCAGCCTGCATGGCTTTCATCACTGAACTCATTGTTTGCTCTCCTGTTGTAAATCTGCTGCCTTAAATCGTTCTGCCTGTTCTAATCTGTCCTGCGCTGTTTCGTTCTTCATTACGGCAATTTCCTCGGATGAATCAATTCGTTCTTTAGCTAAATCATCCTGTTGGTCTATTTTCATTATATCTAAATTTTGCCTTTCTCCAAATTCTTGTTGTTTGCGTTGTAAATCACCGGCCTTAATATCCAACTCCTGGCGCCTTAATTCCACCAACGGATCTTCTTGCGGTGGCGGCGGTGCAAACTGCTCATTAATTTGTTGTGTCAGCTCGGCAATCACTTGTGCCACTTGTGCTTGTTGCTGTTGCATCATTTGCTGTTGCATCTGTTGTTGCTGTTCCGGCGGCATCTGCATTAATTGCTGTTGCATCTGCATCATTTGCGGATCTTGTGACATTTGTTGCTGTACGATTTCCTCGGCTTTGAGTGCAATATGATCATACACATGCGCTTGAATTAATGACAGCGCTTGCGGATTTTGTTGCACAATGGCGGTCTGATACAGGCTCATGTGCGAAGCAATATGAGCGTCGTGATCCTGTCCGGGAAAGGCTTTGGCCGCTTGTCCCATCAATAATCCCGCGTTCTCGTGCGCCGGATCCACCGGTTGCGGTTGCGGGGGTGGCGGCAAGAGCGCCTCGATGTTCTCCACATTAAGGGCTTGATACATTCGGCGATACGCCTCGTAAATGCCCGCTTGACCGTGAATCTCAGGGTTCGATTGCGCCATTTGCAGCATTTGCTGCGCCAGCATCACCCGTTGGCTCATCGAGAAGATGTTCGGGTCCGATACCGGAATAATATCCACACGATCATCAAAATCAGCCTGTTTAATGTTCTGGTCGCCGTTTTTGGTCATGTACGGGTAGGACGGCGGTAGGAATTGGGCGAAAATTCTCGCCAATAAGTTAAATTCTATCTTTTGCGCGTAATGTAAGCGCTTATGAATCGCCGACATCACCTTGGTGCCACGCTCCAGTAACGCCACGGTGGTGCCCACCGGCATTTCCTGATTGGAATCGCCCACTTGAATATCAGCAATGGAAGCAAACCGCTTACCGGCATCGACCATTAAGCCCATTAAGGCTAACAGGGTTTGTGACGGCTCTTTAAACGGCAATGGTACAAACGAATCTCGAAGACTGCCCCCTGGGGCGTCCATGTCGCGAAATTCACCCGGTTGTAAGGGCTGATCGTCGTTCCGGATGCGAATACCTCGCGCTTTAAATCCGGCCGGCAGGTTGGCGAGCGTGCCCGCGTCGATCAGCTGACGCAAAATCGAGGTGGACGCTCTGGAGAGTCCGCCAATCATGTGCGTTAGGCCAAAACCGTAAAATCCAAGTCCGGGTAGGAACTTGTAATGAACAAAATACTGAATCTTTTTCTTTAACGGGTCGGTTTCATTCCAGTTGCGACGAATGGAAAGCACCGCATTGTTACGTTTGGACAACGTCACAATGTAGGGCAACTTAACCCCGGTGGGTTCACCGGTCTCGTCCATGTCTTCAAACCCGTCAATATCCAAATCGGTATGAATTTCATACAATTCACAATCGCTGTCAGTGTTATACGACGGCTCCATGCCTTGGAGCTTGTCAATTTCCTCCTGAATGTCCTCGCTATCGTACTCGGCGCCCATCGATTTCAGAGGCACGTCACGATAGAACCCGCTGTTTTGCAATTTGACGACATCGTTCATCGGCATCGAGACGATGTTGGTAATCCGTACGGCAGTTTGCAAATCGCTGGTGTCATAAGGCACGACTAAATTCTCGGACGGTATAAATTTCGACACTGCCCGACCTAAATTCTGATCATAATAAACCTTACGAAACGCCGAACCGGACAACGGTAGATAAAATAGCAGCATATCTGTTTCCGGATCGTATTCTTCCATGACGTGCATGATTTGATAATTCATGTACTCCTTGACCCTGGCTGCTTGTCCCTCGGAGTCAGGAGTGATGGCGCCAACGATCTGAGTCTTTACAGGACCTTGAGCTGGCAGTATTTCGCCATAGGCTTGTGCCTGGAATTGCGTGACGGATTCGGCTAACAGGGGATGAGTTATGCCGGATGCGCCTTCAAATGGTTGACTTCGTTCTTCGTAACGCATGCCGAGAAATTCCAAGCCGTCACGATATTGTTTCTCCCATTCAGAACGAGAGTTAATATCGGCTTCGACATCGGCAACGCATTGGTTAAATATACCGTGTAGTTCGGAATCGTCCAGTTCTTCAGCCAAGTTAGCGCCAAATTCAACTTGCTGGGGCAGCATCTCGCCCGCCCCAACAACAATGTTTCCATTATCCAAGGCGGTAATGGGGACGTCTTCTCCATTCAACTCGGCGAGTGTGGGATCCTCTAGTTCAATTGTTTTGGAATCATCGATAACCTCCAATGGCTCTTCTTGAGCCGGGTATATTCGTTTATCGACGTCCGCCATAGTATCGCCCTTGTGCTAATGTAAACATAAGCGCACTAATCCAATTTCGATATTGGGTCAGTGGACTTATTACTGTGTTGTTCATTCTATACTTGAATTTAATAATTTTCATTAAATCCTTTTTTCCGTTGTAAATATTATTCATCAATAATAAATGTGCTGTTGCGGCACAAACTCCTCATCCTCTTCATCCGAGTATAGACGAACAAAGTTACCTTGTCTAAATCTCAGTATCGCTTGCGTCATCGAATCCACATAATCGTCGTGCTCGCCAAACGGAAAAGCAGCACACTCCTCAATAACATCCTCGGCAAATTTCTTCTGTGGCGCCCAGACCATCCCCGACTCAAACACCGGACTGACCGCGTGCACCCTAGTGACCTTATCATTACCTCTCGACGGGCGGTAGTTGACCACCGGTATCCCCATATTGCGTAGTTCGTGGGTCAACGGCGTTCCTGACGCCTGGGACTCAACTAGCACCATTTCCGGCTCCCAATACTTATACTCCTCATTGGCCACCGCTTTCAGCTCGGGAAAATCCCAGCGTCCACGCTTGGCATCGAGCAGTATAATCGCATCGCCGCTGTCATCACTCGGCTTAAAAATGCCCCAAGTGGTAATGGCTGAAAAGTCAGCCGTTTCCTTCTTGGAAAACGCCGTATCATAGCTCTGAATAATGTACTCCACCGGCGGTATCTTCTCCTTTTCCCAAGGCTGCCACCAATCCCGTTTGATAATCGCGCCTTCTTCCGAAGTCGGGTTCTGCATGTACTGGGCATTCCACTTGGTCACCGGCAGTGAAGCTTTCACCGCTTCGAGTTCCTCCAATTTCCAATACTCAGGCCATAACGGATTGCCCGAATCCTCAAAAATCGCCGGTAGTTCAACAATATCCCACTGATCCGCATGCACCTCGGTCTGTCGTTTCAGCAATTGCGCCGTTAAATCAATGGTCGACCAGCGCGTCATCACAATCACAATCGAACCGCCCGGTTGAAGCCGCTGACGAGGACCAGAGGTGTACCATTCATAAGCTGAATCCAATGCCGAGGGACTGAGCGCATCTTGTTCGGAGTGCGGATCGTCAATGATGAGCAGATCGGCGCCACGACCGGTAATGGCTCCGCCAACACCAGCCGCGAAATACTCGCCACCCCTGTTGGTTTCCCAACGCCCCGCCGATTTCGAGTCGGCACTGAGCGTGACTTTGGGAAAAATGGCTTTGTACTCCTCGGAATCCATAAGATTCCTGACTTTACGCCCGAAACGCACAGATAATTCGGAGGTATGGGTGGTTTGCATGATCTTCATGTTGGGTTTGAGTCCCATCACCCAGGAGGGAAAGTACACGGAAGCGAATTCGGATTTGGTGTGCCGTGGCGGCATATTGATAATGAGTCTCTTGATCTCGCCTTTGGCGATTTGCGTGAGCTTATCGGCAAAAATTTTGTGGTGATCGCCCTGGATAAACTCCGGCCATATGTATTTTATGTAATCCAAAAAGGATTCTTGTACCTCCCCTTGTTTGTCCAGGTTTTCCAATCGCTCTTGCAGCAAGAGGATCTCTCGCATTGCATCTACAGGTACATGTCTCAAGTTCGACATAGGAGTCACTATAATGTGTTTTGTTTTTTCATTCAATTATTTGTGTTGAACGTTATTATATATACCAAAGCATAGGAGTCCCAAATACTATAAGGGGGGGTTAGGGGTCGAGATATGAAAATCTCGGATTTTCGACATCAAATGGAAAAGAATCCTAGCGTGAGAGCAACTGCGCATATTGATACGCAAAGTAGACTAAGGACAAAAATAAATCCCTTTGTTTATAGGGGTTTCAGAGCATCATAACAAAAATAAATATACTTATCGTATAAAATAGATTAATGTTGAATAACATTTCAACATTAACTACAAATAAAGGAGAAAGTGAAATGAAACAATATAAAACTGAAGACGGATATGTTTTCGATCTACAAGATGACGGTAGCTTAACTGATGGAGATATGACTTTTGATTCATTGGAAGAATTGAAAAAGCATGTTGATGTATACGAAGTTAAATCCGAATCAATGGACGGAGAACGAAATGAATAAGTATACCAAGATTGGAATAGATCAAATGGCAACGAATCGACAACGCATGAAAGAGTTGGAGAAGAAGAAAGATGTAGCAGAATATCTACTGTGTAAAAAGAAAGAAAGCACATTTAGAAAGTTTGTTAAGGACATCTTCTCTAACTTCGTTATTGTTCGTGATGGTCATGTAGCGTTTAAGAAATACGATAGGGAGATGTTGATTGATGTTGGCAACAACGAATTCAATCTTGTCGGATCGAAACTTATGCTACCAATTAATATAGATTATAAACCTACGCATGTTAAAAAAGTAGATGCTACATGGGCAATGAGGTTGAATCTTAATAACTTTGTTAG